CTTATTTTCTCTGGGATTCTGAGACGTGCCAAAAATTTATTTTTTCGATTTTCGCCAGAATGCCTTATTTTCTAAGGGCTTTCTAACTGCACGGTTTTTAATATCCCCGCTATCCCTTGATTTATAAGGGTTTTCACAGCTTTAGGGGCAAAAATAATTTGGGTTGTCAGAAAGAGCTTGATTTTTAAGGGATTCTGAGACGAAAAGTGCCAAAATAGTGCATTTTGGGGTACATCGGTGTCGTGGAATGCGGGGAAATATAAGGGGTTTCTGACAGGTCGTCTGACAGGTCACTTTTGGAAAAGTCAGTGTTGAAATGAACTAGCTAAGAGATTAAACAAATTTTCAATAGGGCAAAATAGTTAAAAATACCCCCTACTATGGCATAGAATCACAGCATATTGCATAAAAAATTGAAAAAATGGATAAAAAGTATCAATGAATTTGATTTCTATTAAGCAGCTTCTGCTACTCATTTTAGAATTGCAGAAAATAGCTGTTTTCTGACATTTTTGAGGCATTTTAGGCAGATCAACCCTAAATCAAGGCTTTTTTGAAAATTTTTTTGATGCAAGAAATGGCTTAAAATAAGGCTTTTCGAGTGGTTTTGAAAATTTTTTAAAAAAGTTTTTGGAAGTTATAGCAAGTAGATCAAGTCCAGGCTACTATACAGCTACCGTCAAGGAAATACGGAACCTTGATGCTATAAGGCAGTCGTAAAGACCATCAAGACAATACTAATCAAGCCAATGACTAGTTCTCTCATTTGGGGTAGATGGAAAGACAGAGCTATAAATCATGACCCAAACTAGAAATAAGGGTATCGAAAGTTTAGTTGTGAAAAGACCGGATAGAAAAGTGTACCTCTAATGAAGTCATATCTTAATATGTACACTATTTTGTCTCGATACTAGCACATACGGACGGAGGCTTTCCCGGGTACAGTTTACCAAGTGGGGCATGATTTGCCGGGGTTGACCTATACCAACGCGGACGTATAGGGCACTTGCTAGCATGTAGCAAGCTGACACGTGAGCGCCATAGCTTTACAGCGTGCGACAGAAAAAAGTGGTGCATACCCAGGCACGGTTATAGTTAATCATGTTTGCAAGTCAAGCATGAAAAGCGTTGCTGTCTATCTGCTAGACAGATAGTAAAAGCGTTAGCTTGTGCCTGGGAAAGCCTAAAGTCTAAAAAGTTTGTTTTGTGTATTGGTAGCATCACTATATCTTTTTTGTGGTGCTGCCACACATGACACAAACGTCATGACTACATAAAAAATAATTCCCGTGATCACGGGGGAAAGTGTGAGATTATGTTATTAGTAAATTTTGTCAATGAAAAGAGTAAGGAGTCAAGAAATGCTTTTTATGCGGCTTGTCAGTGTAAAGGCAACATGTTAAAGCTTGCTGATGTAAAGCATCAAAAAGCTAGAAAACATTTAGAGTTGGGAAAGTTAGAGGAAAAAGGGGAAGACACCACAAAAGCAGAGGCAGAGCTTGCCGAACTTAAGGAAAAGAGCGAAACACTCAAGGAAACTGTAGACAGTCAGACTCCAATTTATGAAAAAGTTGTTTCCGATATGGTAGGGGCTGGATGCAAGAAAGAAGCGGTTGAAAACATTCTTGCACTTATAGCTTGTGATGGTAATTTTAAATTGTTTCCGTCTGCAAATATTTTTAGCAACGCTGATTTAGTATCCCTCATCACAGCACTTGACGCTTTACATTGTGGCGCCGTTGCCACTAATGACGGATTGATTGCGGTATCCGATAACGAAAAGACGGCTTGCAAGTCTGCAAAAGCTGCAATTGTAAAGCTTGTCAAGGACAATTTTTCTTTAGTGGCTGACACTCCGTACACATCCCGTGCATATGTTAAGTTGACGGGGCGCGAACTGAAAATGTTACATGAAAGCTTTGTTACTGGTTTGCGTGGTAAGAAGTCAGACGGCGACGATTATTCATATACAGTTAGTTACAATAAAGCTGCAAGAATCACCACTGACTCGAAGGGCAATCAAAAGATTGTCGCTAACCGCCTTTTAAAAACTATCTCAATGCTTGTTTTTGAAAGACTTCAGGAGACAGCAAAGGCGGAGTAATTCCGCCACTTTCCCCCGACGGTTTTCCAGGTTCGACTCCTGGGCGGGGGATTTCCACTTGCGCTTTTTTATCGCGCATGTGTATTTTTTATTTTTTCGCGTGTTGTGTGTGTTATACGATAATCGCGTGAAGAAAAACTGGGCTAGACAATAAATCACGTTGATAAAATCCGCGTGATCTAAATTCGGGCGGTGGCGCGATGCCCGTTAGGCGCTAGGAGAATGCTATGAGTAAAATTTATCTTGGTTACTATCGTTATTATGAGAAGAAACTTACGGAGGTGTACAAAAAAACAAACTTCGTGGAAATCTACCACGGGTTGAAAGATTTGAATTATGAAATGTGGATATTACCGACAGACTTGAATATCAAGAGGCTTCTAGTCAAGAAGTCGTTTGCCGAATATCTACAGTGGATTCGCACGAATCCGATCCCGTATTGGATGTAGTGCACCATCGTCCGGGACGACGTTAAACTAATGGCATCAAGTGCAAGCCTTCACGCGGCGATGCTGTTTTAACCAATTGCACAATTACATAACACTTATACTTTGGGCGCGGCAAATCTGAATACCGCGCTATTTTTATTGCTGCTCGATTGGGCGGCGGAAAGAGAGGACTTTATGAATTTCAATATCAACAGCGAAAAGGAAGAAGAAAATCGTGTGATCTGTGACCTCAAGAACTCTGAAGTTCTAGGTCTGTGGTTCGGCGAATTTAACGAGCTGTGCAAACAACTTGGAGAAAACTGGTATGTTGAAGTCAACTACGATGTCGTGAAAAAGGCAGTCGTGTGTGATGTATATTCCGACTGGTTCGAAGACAAATTTGCGGGCAAGGGTCTTTCCCTGACTCAGACAAAAAAGAAACTTCAGGAAACTGTTGACCGTATAAATTATCTTCGCAAGATATACGCGGAGGCGGCGGAAATCTCAATACAAAAAGGAAATGGTATTTTTGAGATTCTCAATCTTTTAGATGAAATCTACGGTTGGGAATTTGATTGTGGATTGAGCTGTGGAAATAAAACATTTGCTCATCTAAAGAAAGAGAATCATTGGGTATATTTCAAATATGAGAATGGATATGTTGCGGCTCTGGATGCAATAACCGGGGATGTTGTGGCAACAAAGAATTTGCCAGTAGAAGAGGTGTAATCATGAACCTCCCAAAAGTAATAGTTAAAATAAGGAGAAGTAACTTATAGCTAGATTCTGCCAATAAGGGAAATCAAATATATCTTTTATTGGCGGAAATGTGGTTATAACCACAACGCAAAAAGAAACACTATAAACATGAATATATGGAGTCAGGAGGCAAAAAATGAAGTATAAGAACGAAGATGATAACCGCTATCGTGTGCAGTTTATGAGAGCAACAGAACAGCTCATGGATAAGTTGTCAGTAAAAGCATTTATCTTTTATTTAAAGACAAACGCAGAATTTGAGGATTATGATTATATCCGCATTGATGGAAAACAAGTCCGTGTAGGAGTGTATGACCTCAAAGAAGAGGGAAGCACGCTGCATAAGGATTTCGCAGTAACTGAGGACGACAGAGTTTTCTTTCTGGTGTCACTGAATTATCGTGCAGAATTAGTTGACCGCGAAAAAAATTCAGCCCAGCAAGGCAAATCGAAAATGCACACAGAACCATTCCGTGTGACGATTTTCCCCAACCAGAATGGGAAGAAAGACTTCTATTTCAATTCCTCCGCTGAGGCAATGGCATTCGCCAAGGCAAAGGCAAATGATCATATCGTGTTCCTTCTGGAGTATATGATTGATGGACTCTATAACGTAGTAACGGAGGTAAAGGAAGATGACGACGATTCAGACATTTAGAAACCGCAGAAATCCGAATAAATTTGTGGAAGTGCATAACGATGGACATTATCACAACTCCGTCAAGCAGTACATGTACTGGGAAGCGAACGTCATTACAGGTGAGCGTCTACTGAAGTCTGTCAAGAATCTTTTAGGTGATAGAAAACTACACCGATGGAGAAAAGCAAATCTGAATGAACTATTAGAAGATTACGAGGAGGTAAAAATAAATGAGAACTAAAAACTTATTTATTGGATTAGCGGCAGTGGTAACACTTGCCGCTTTTACTGTATCTGCAAGCGAAACAAATATCACGAAATCGGGCACAATTACCATGTACCCGAAGACAACTATATGTTTGGCAGTCAACCACCAAACTGAAGTTGTGACAGTCACGGATTGTAACGGAACTGAATGGCAGTTTTCAGGTTGCCAGGATTTTGAGGAGGGCGACTTGATCGCCTTAATCATGAATGACAACGGAACTCCAGACACAATCTGGGACGACACCGTAGTAACCGCCAGATACAGCGGTGGAACAAATCTGTTTGATGAAGTATATAGCGAAAGGAGAGATTGAGAATGTATAACAGAGACGCGGAACGACTTCTGGAACTATTGTCAACGTTTTTTCACAAGAGTGAAATATACCGCAAGGAAAATTTCATTTTTCTAAATGTTTGAGGATTCGACTATACCCTCGAAGTTATGGGCAGCACTGTAGATATCAATAGAAATGGCAGGGTGGTTGGAGCCGGATTCGATACCGACTTAGATCGAATGGGAATGAGACTTGCACTAATTATCGAGAGGGATTCCGTGCACGAAAAGGTTCTTCTCAAAAGAACGGAGAAGAAGTCATAGACAGATACTGCTCATAAGAGAACTTGTGGGCGGCTATGTGTCCATGACGGCACAAAGCGAATAGGAGGATAGTAAATATGGAAGAAGCAAAAACATTATTAGAAGTCATGAAAGGATTTTTCCCAGAGTCAAAAGTAAATAGAATCGGAAATACTGTAACTATTTTGTCAGGCGGAGAGAAGTATTCCGTTTCGTTGGAAGAGTCAATGGAAATCAGATGTGGAAATGAACTCCTCGCAGCATATTTTTTGGATGAGAGTATGATTTGTCTTGCGGCAAAGGCAGCTCGTGATATTATCACTGACCAGGAGAGCAAGGCTCTTAGAATCTTACTGTCTACTATTGAAAGCAAATCTGTTAATAAGGCTTTCAAGTTGAGAGTTTATAAAAAATTTGGAGTGGATAAGGGAAACACTGATCACGAAGAATTTTTCTTAACAAAGGAAGAGATGGATAAGCGTTATAAAGAATTATTTGTTCACAACGACTATGCATTGAATCCAACAGCGTGGAAACGTCACGTTGAGGACTGGACACGAATTGAAGGCTATTGATGAAATCACGATTTGAAGGAGGCAAAAAAATGAGAACACAAAAAGAACTAAAAGATCTCTATATGGAGATCATAAAGGCTGAGGTATGGCCAAACAGTTTAACCATGCAGGAATACTCCAGAAAGAAGGCTGCATACATTGTTGAATTGTCCAGCGGAAAAATAATCTGTCTGGACAAGCCAAGCATTCATACAGAATTCTGCTTTGGTCATGGAATGTATGGCCAAACAACCGATGAGGAAATGAAAGCTGCATCTGCGGCTTGTCGAAGAGCGGAAGAGGACGTTCATTATTTTAAGGAAAAGAACCTACAAAATATAGATACAGAGATTAGGCAGATTCAGGAAGCTCTCGCTTCCGATTTTTATGAGGTTTGGGTCAAGCCAGCCTATTTAGGGCAGCCAGATGATTCAAAACTTGTGTGTTATCGTATTCTGGATGACTATGAAAGCCCAGACTATGACAAGGACGAGCCAGATGGAAAAGGACCAAAGGGAATGCGAAAGCTTGAACGAGGGGACGTCAAGAGAATTCTGGATGGCCTTTACGAGAGTCGCAAGTTGTTTGAGAAGCGACTTAATACATATCTAAAAAGGTATGGACTGTCCAAGGTAACGACTTGGACGTACTTGAGAGATTAGGAGGATAATATGAACAATATTAACGAAATTGAAAGCTTGACATGGGATCAGGCGCAGAAAATGGCAACAGAAATTATATCCATTAAAGGACATGACATTGTGCTTACAGATTTGGGCGGAAGATTTGGATATTCAGCGCTGGTATTCAGAAATAAGGGATATATGTATTTTGCCAATGAGTATCAACTTCATTATAAGTGGTTTGTGGATGAACACGGGATTGAGGCTCTTAAAGGAAAGTATATTGAGAAGCTTGATGAAAAGTTATTTTCAGAAGAAGAATTTGCAGAAAAAATCAAAAGATATACGGAATATA